ACAGTAGCATTTAAACTTTCAATTCTCTCTTGGTAAGAATCGATTGAAGTTTTAATTTTTTCTTCAGTTCTTATTTCTGTCTCAGCAAAAAACTTTTTATATTTTGGAAGTTCTTTTTCTACTAAATTTGATACAGTGCTATTGACATCTTTGGTTGTTTTTCTAAAATCACTTTTGATATCAGAGATAATATTTTCATTGAGACTTTCAACAGTCTCTAAAGCACTAGCAACCTCTTTACTTGTATTGGATTTAATTATATCAAAGTTTTCTTCAATCTCATCTTTAAATTTTACAAATCTATCATCTACTCTAACTTCTGATTCAGATACTAACTTTTTATATTTGGGTACATCAATATCAATAAAGGATTCTACTGAGTTTGATAAACTAGAAAAATCTTCTTTAATTTTATCTACAGTTTCTCCATTAATAGAAGATATTTTAGACTCAATTTTGGATATAGCTTCTTGAACGAAAAGAAGTTGTGCCATCATGGCACTATCAAGATCTTCCTTTCTAATTAATTCTTTTAAATCTTCTTTTATTGTAGAGATCTCTTGAGAAACGGTTTCAACTTTTTCTAAGTTCTCTTTAAAACTATCAAATGTATTTGTAAAATCCGATAGTGATTTAATATGATTTAAATTATCTTTGAAAGTGTCAAATGCTTCAGAAACCTTCTCAATTTTTTCTGGACGTGCAGAATCATACTCCTCTTTTATCTGATCTAGGGGAGTTTTGTTTGTATCTTTAAAAAAATCTGAAGGCTTCTTTAATGCCACTTTTGATATATCTCCACTACATTTATTATTTATTGTCTTCTTTTAAACCGTTCTTCAACATCTTTGCTAAATCTGCCGTAGATCCCACAAATAGTGCATTATTTACAGTAGAAGGACCTTTTGATTTAGTCTCTTCTTCAACATCTTTTAATTTTTTCTGAAGATCCATCAATTTATCAGTTGCATCAGCAACATTTTTAATCAACTGCCCAGCAACTTCGTATGCTCTAGGCATCTCACTTTCCTGTGCTAATTCAAGAATTCCATTAATTGCTTCTTGACCTTTTTCAATTATACTATAAAGATTTCCTCTAGTATACTCATAATCTTTTGTTACATCATCAGGTTTAGACTTAGTAACTTCTTGAACTTCTTTTTTTACAATTTCAGCATCAATAACATCATTCGAAACATTAAAGGTATCGTTTAGATCTTCAAATTTACTGCCGGTTTTCATAAGTAACCACCATCAAATCCAAAGTTATCACCTTCTTCAATGAGAGCACTATCTACACCAATAGTTCCAACACTTGGTAAACTTGTAGTTGTATAGTCGATACCTTTGACCGACGCCCCAGAAACATGTTTTTCTGCCTTTGTATTATCCCTTCCCCTGTCAACTGTAATCTTATTATCCGTTTTAGATCTAACGAATAATTCTTCATCTCCAATGAAAATATATTTGTCTGCTTTAATCCCGGTAGCATCAGCAACTTCAAATGTTTTTGTTGTTGCAGTTATGTCTTGCGCTAATGTTGTGACAACGTTATTAGTGTAAGACTTTAATGCTCTAGCAGTTGCAGAATATGTAACTTCTCTTGTAGTATTTGTGGTATCTGTTCCAGTAAGATAACTGACAGTTGCTCTCTTGATAATATCTTTAGAAGCAGTAGATGTAGGACCAAAGAGATAAGTCTTTGCAGTAAATCTTAAAGTATAATACAATACTCTTCTAGTGCTGAAATCACCTTCATAATCGTCTTGCATGGTAACACTTTCCAATATAATTGGAACATCTCTCTTTTCTTTAATCTGATCCACCAATTCTATGGTCAAATTATATGAGGGTTGGAAATATGGTAAAATTTGTTCTACAATTTGAAGAGCATCATCATTTAATTTTGTGAAAATACTCAATTCAAATTGCATATTATAAGGAACTGGCATGAATGACTTTTTACTTTCAGTTCCGTCATCTTTATCTTTTGCTATGAAAGTTTGAGTTGTAGTTACTTTTCTACTAGGGTCATAAGTTAATCCAGTAAACTCAAATGACATTCTTGGCAAAGTAATTGCCGTTGGTTTGTTAAGGTCAGGTGACTGCTCTATTCTAGCTAGAAACTTTTGTGTTGGTCCATAAGCCAAAGGAATTCTAAGAACAGAATTTTCCTGCTGAACCTCTATTGAATTGAATAGAGTTCCGAAACCAATAATGGTTCGTCTTAGTATTTCGTTATAGAAATATTCAAACATGATTAAACCTTAACACATTAATACTACCAATAAGACTATTTAGGGCATTCCAAAAGGATTCTGCTCACTAAAGTCTAATATAGAATTTGCAGCACTTTCTATATTAAAATTATCTGCAAATGGATCATTGTCAACTGTTTTGTCAATGGTTCTTAGAGTTTTTGTTGCACCTGAAGTTGATCCAGTTAATGTTTCTCCTACAGAGAATGATCCAGATACACTAGCAATCTCAAGAACATTTGTTGTAGAATTCCAAGACCTAACTCTGGCAGTTACTTTACTTGTAGATCCTGTAACAATTTCATTGAATGCAAAATCCAAAGCATTGCTAGAAGAAACTGCTGCTCCAATAGAAATTGTTGGTGCTACGGAATATCCAAGTCCTGCGTTTGTTAGGTAAATATTTGCAATTGTTCCACCGGCACTTACAACTGATGTTGCAGCAGCAGAAACTGTTGTTACTCCAGTCTTAAATATTTCATTTGTGAATGAAATTGTTGGATTAGTGATGTAACCACCGCCAGAATTTGTTATCGTAACTATTCCAACTATATTATCACCAATAGTTGCTGTCGCAGCTGCACCAACTCCAGTTCCATCAGTGGTACTAAACGTTACTGATGGTGCGACAGTATAACCCGAACCTGGATTAGAAACATCAACCCTTTGAACTGATTGTAATCTTGGATTTGCATTTAAATTACAAACCTGGATTCCTCCAATCATAGATGCAATACCAACAGCAGTTATTCCTCCTGTAGGTGCAGAAGATATTTGAACAGTTGGCACCATCCCATAACCACCACCTCTATTTGTGATAGTGAAGGATCTTACACCACCAGAGGTTATGATTCCAACTATTGCGGTTGCATTAACTGCATTTCCAACCATAGTAAGTGTTTGTGTGTATCCCTGAATGGTATTAATCCCATCATCGGTTAATCCATCAGTTTCATCTCCTAGTAATTCGTTATCAATATCATCAATTCCAGTATCAATAACTTCATCTTGATAACGGAAGAGTTCGCAATATAACTCATAGACATATAGATTTTGTAATTGGTAGTATGGTTTTGCATACTCTATATCTTTAATCTCATAAAGACGATCATCAAGGGGGAACCATATTAAATCCCCACCTTTTGGACGAGTGGAGAGTTTTATATTTGCTTGTCCCTGAATTAATGGAGTAATATAATTTTCATATCTTTCTCTTGATATAATCAATCTAACTTCATCTTTAGATTCAATACCAAATTTTGATAAAACATCTCCAGCACCAGAATAAGCATCATAGTTATCAACATATGCCTCAATTGGTAAAGCACTATCAAATTTAGATTGTACTACTTCTCTTATGACTGTGTTTTCAGTCATATACTTTCTAGGAATATAATATATATCAACACCATACATCCTCAATTGTTCATTGATTAGACTTTGAACTAAATTTTGCTCAGACGAAGTACCCTGAGTGAAGAAAGGATTTAATACCATCAGCCTATCATATCAAGTGGTGGTAATTCATATGTATTTGACATCATCTCTTTAATCTTATCCAATTCTCTCTCTGCATCATCATATATTTGTCTTCCATTCAATTCAATCCCACCTGGAAGTTTAACACCCTGGAACTTAATTAAATTCTGACCCCATTGTCTTTTGATGAGAGCAGTTAAATATTTTTTCAAGAATGAATCGTTATAAACTCTTGTAAAATCATTTGGATCTAAAAGTCTCCAACAATCTAAAACAATATACTCACCTAATGTCACATTTCCCCAATCAACATCCAAATACAATCTATCCTGTCTTTGATTAAATCTTATTTGCTTCTCAGTATTTAATAAAAAATCAATATCAGAAAGATATGTTTTTGTCATTGCATATGATAACATCTCCATAGAACTGAAGAAATACATGTCATTTAGAAATAACTGATACTTAAGACTAAACATTCCGTTAGATATTGTGCTACTATCAAATCGGAATATTTTATTGATGCCAATTACTGCTGGGGGCACTTGAATAAAATTACTAGTTTCCTCATATGAAAATGTAGCAGCAACTCCAACTGTAGAAGTTCCTGTAGTAGTTACAATTCCTATTGGATTACTTCCACCTCTACCTTTTCCTCTATCAATATCATCTTGGGTTATTTTATATTTTAAATATGTCTGAACTACGCCGTCAAAATGCCTTTCATGGAAGTATTGTAATGCATCATCTACTAAGTCATCAATCTGCTCGTCAGCAACGTTTATCTCCAATACAGGAGCACCTAGCTGCCTCTTACAGTAATTAACTAGATCTGTTCTACTTGCTGGTTGAGCCATTTATTCTCTAGTTTCCTAAATGTATTTATGGTGCTGCAGATACTACTGGGACTACCATTATGTTACCATTCACCAAAGTATAAGTTGTAGATCCACTACTAATTAAAACATCATATACATATCTTCCTTCCGCCAGATTTCTAGTTGCAGTTGACCCTAAGGATATTTCCAACTTACCACCAATAGCACTTGTAATTCCAACTGTAAATGCTGTTGTAATGCCTAAAGTTGCACCAATAGATACACTCTTTGATATAGCAGCAGAACCACTATAACCTGTTAAATTAAAATTATTATTTGCATTATCGGCAACATTGAAAGTATTATTAAAATTGGAACCACCGTAAATGGTTAAATTTGCACCATAAGGTACTCCAGTATCAGGATTAAATGTAATACTTCTACTCGGCATTTGTAATTCCTATAAGTTTCATAGTTTCTTGCTGTTTATAGTATAGTTTGCAAAAAGATTTTGCAATATTCTTTAGTTCGTCACGATCATCACAACTATCTATCTGTGATGCCAATTTAGTGTAAGCAAATTGTTTTGATAGATTGCTTAGTTCAATGCTATCTGGATCCATTTAATAACTCCTTAAGTAACGACTTTATATCATTGATATCATCTTTAATGGTAGCAACCTCATCTTCTATTGTCTGCATCTTATGATTCTTTTCATTTTTAGCCTCACGACTAGCAATGTATTGATCATAAGATGCATTATTCACATTAATTACGGTATTGGTTTCAGGATCTCTTGCAAGATCCTTATGCCCTTTTACAGTATAAATTTCCATATTATGCAAGAGCAACCACTCTAAGGTTTTTAAGTTGAGGTACAAGTGTTTGGTTTGTTGATGTCATTACGAGTTTTATTCTATATGTTCTAAAGGAAGGTAGATTATCTACAGAGAATTTATGCTCCGTAAAAATTGTATCTGATATACCAAATCCTCTCTTATTAGAACTTGATACTAAGACATCAGTTCTTCCGTCACTATCTTCTTCATTTATTATTAGACCTCTCGAATTTATATTCAAATATCCTGGGAATGGTGTAAATACGGGTTCAAATCCAGGATTTCCACTAATAGAATAGAATGCTCTAATATCACACTCTGATGGAAGTTGTGCATCAGTTATTATTTGTAAGGAAGATGCGGGATTTTCTAACAATATTTCTTTAGAAATATATTGACAAGCACTTGGATCATTAAAAATTGAATTTACTCTAGAATCTTCAGCATAATTTAAAATTTCACTATTAACTCTATTGGATACTGCATAGATGCTGCATCTTTGAAGTTCAATTTGAGGACTTAATTTTGAATTTGTTGTGCCAAGGAAAAGTCTCATTTGGAAAGACTTATTACCTTCAATAGAACTTAATTTACGATCTTCATTTACTTTTGAGAAAATTGCTCTTGGGGAATCAAGATAATTATTTTCATTCAATGTAACATCTTCAAATCCAACATTAATATAAGGAATTTCATTACCACTAATACTCTGTGATGAGGTAGTTCTTATCTGACCAGTAACTGCAGTCCCTTCAACTGCAATATTGTGGACAGATGGTTTAATAATCTCAAAAGGAATATTCTTAGTGGCTTTTACATTATCTCCACCCGTAGAATCAGATGCACCTATGAATAGTTTGGGGAATCCTGATACTGAAGATGATCTATCCGCATTAGAAGATTGACCTGCTGTTCCATACTTCTGTGACATATCAAGTTTGATATGATATGAATCTAGATTTATTGGATTTGCAACAGTTACATCATTTAAATCATGTGTTTTATTAATTCTTGCAAGACTTACTCCACTCAATTCATACTTATAAACAGGAGTATTAATGGGATAAGTTTTGGGAGTATCTCCTCTAGAAATATTACCACCAATTGATGATGCTGTTGTAGAAGTATACTCTATAACTTCATCCCCAATTAAAATCAATCCAGTATTGGTTGAACCTACAGAAACATTCTCGAATGTGTTGAATGTATCTCCTGTTCCACTTGATACTGAAATTGGATCTGTAGAAGATTTAGAATATTCTGCTGTCAGTTTTGTTGGTTTAATATCCGGAAGGATTCCTACAATTCTAACGAAGTTATCATCAAAGTTCATTCCATGATTTACATGATTAACTTTAACATGCAATCCATCAGATACTGTTGTTGATGCGTTAATGGTAACATCTCCAGTAAAAGCAGTTCCGTTAAATGTTCCACTATTCAATTCCCTAAGGGTATTACTACTATCAAAGAAACTTAATGTTCCTGCAGCACCAGCTACAAAATCTCCTTGAACATTATTAAGTATCAATTGTGAGGTATGACCTATAGAGGTTAAAGTAAATCTAGCATTCCTTCCAACACTACCAGCACCAATAGCATTAATCGAAACTACATCACCAACTTGATAACCAACTCCACCATTTCCACTAATTGTCGCTGCTGTAACAACACCATCTTGAATAGAAACATTAGCAACCGCACCAGATCCTGATCCAGAAATTGTAACTAAATTGACACTAGGGAAAGTTAGTGATCCACTTGCGGGAGTATATCCTATTCCAGGATTTGTAATCGTTATAGTTCCTGTGGCACTTGCGGCAACTCCAACAAGATCTCCAGTTGCAGTAGTGTTATTAACTTGGGAGAAAGTATTGCCCATAACATAACGATTATCTGCTACTGTTGTTCCAAGTCCTACACGTATTTCTTTAGAAGAAATATTCAATGGATTTTCCATCAAATTAGCGATTTGCTTATTACCTTCTGAAAGTTCTGGACTGTATAGATCTACAGTTCCAGATTCTACGAAGTCTGCTCTATAAAGAGTAAACTTGAGATCTTCCCATTGACTTGCTTCCCATGTGGAGGCATTTTGAGATTTAAATAGAGATCCAAGAGTTGGTTGATTGGAGATATATGAATCAGTAAGGATATCATTTTCACCAATTCTAGAAATATAAACACTATATTTTGTAGAGTTAGATATCAAACAAATTGCATAGTCCTTTCCACCTTCAAGATAAACTGGAGCAGCAAATTCAAATGTAGTTGCAACAGATCCATCTGTTGATACGTTGACATTATCTGGGGTTAATACGACTTCTGATAGATCAAAATACTTAGGAGTTGGGAAACCATTCTCCATCGATCTAATCTGGAATCTAACGGGAGTTTCTCCATCATCTTTTGTGCGGAAGAAAACATCGCATTTTGTTACAAATATTCCATCAGGATCTTTCAGTGGATCAACTAAGAACGATTGTGCCAGAGGATCATACCACCCAACGATAGTTTCAGATGTAGTTGGTTGACCAATATTTCTTGTCGCAACAACCTCAGTACCTAAACTTCTATTAATAGGTTCCTCAGCAAACAATTGTTTATTTTCAATGCTTGCATTTCTGATTGATAGAATTTGATCCTGAACTGTTTCTATAATACCTGAGGTTGTATATGCTTGTTCACCAATTGTTGTTGCAGCATTTTGATCATTATCTGGATCATTTGTCAATGTGAACACATTAGTTCCAGTATCAAATTTGGGATTGTCTCCATTGTTAGGATCTGGAATAAACAAACTTCCAATTAAAGCAGAAGATGTATCACTAATTAATCTAACATTAGTTACCTCTGCTTCTGCACCACTAGTTTTTCCACTTAGAATCATTCCAGTTTGAATGTGACCAAAGAAATCTCCTTGTGGTTGATTTGAAAGAGAGTAAGTATCTACATTTAAAGTTGTAGAAGTTGATGAGTACAATTCTGGAATTATACCACCACTTACATAAGGATTATCTGGATAAACTTCAATTGGTGAGTCATAATCACCTTTTCTATGATTTGATTGTGCTACTCTAAAATCAATTTGGGGTTCAGTATTTTTTCCTTTCTCACTTAATCCAACAGTAAGCACCCTACCCTCTACAGATTCTCCAACCTGGAATGTTCCAGATTTCATAGTAATTTCAATTAGTTTTGGAACACAGAATTTCGTAACATCTTTTCCATCAAAGAATGCATAGATCTGTGTGCTTGGTTTTAGATTGGCAGAAGAAAATTCAACATTTCTAGATCTAACAGTAGAAATAATCTCTGTACTTAAGACTTTTGGTCCAAGATTTACTTCCTCAAATGTTTCAATAACCTGATATTGTGTCCCAGTTCTTGACTGTGTTCCACTTTCAATAGTTTCAACAACATCTTGCTCAATTGTTTGAGAGGAAGTCTGTCTAACCCATGCAGCAGGTCCACCACTACCGCCATTAATCCATCCACCACGTCCAAAAGTTCTAGAACCTGCTGTTGACGTGCCAGTTACTGTATTTTCTGCTTGTGTGGTGGTTCCAGACCAGTTATTTTCCCAAGAATTCCATAATTCTGAAGCAAAACCAGTTTCTGGATCAACTCCAAACTTCTCTTCTGCCTCAGACATAACCTGAGTGTAGTTTCCAATAGTATCAATTGTTTTGGCTTTTATTTCATTTGGAGTGACCCAATTATCAGAGGATGGTGTTAATGATATGGTTCCCTGCCAGAAACTAATAAGGAAAGGAGTTACACTTTCAGTTCTAGTTGCAAAAGGTTGATTTAACCATTCAACTTCACTATATTCTAAACTGACAATATCATTTTGTTTTCTAATATTAACACCTTCTATTGCAGAAGTTCTTCTATCTTCAGATGAATCAACATCAACAACTGGTCCAGTTTGTAAAGTAACTGAATTTGTAATATGTTTTGGTCTAAGTATTTGACCTGTTTGATCGATACTATTGCGTTTACCAATTCTTAAATCTTGAGTTCTAAAAGATGTAAAATTATCAACAAAGAATCCAGATTTAAATCTATTGAGACCATTAGCATCACTAATAAACTGATTTGCCGTATTACTTTCAAGTAAAGAAAGTTGAGTATAATACTCTAATTTCTTTATGCGATCTTCCAATCGCTTGATATCCTTCATCTGGAATCTCTTATACTTCAGAAACTTTAAAGATGCCTGCTGAGTATTATGGAGATAAGGGGGATAACGCATTTCTGCAATTTCAATAGCATTATCAATTGATTCTGGTTTTGATCTTGTTGGATCATCTGAAGGAACTCCAAATTTCAATTGGAATTTTCCATCTTTATGTAAGAAAAGTCTGTCAATTCTTCCTTGATAATATGAATAATCCACGAAAATAGTTTCATTGGATGCTAGAATATTAGGAATAGAATTTCCCAAACCATTAAATGTTCTACCAAGAAACTCTAAAGGAGATCTGGTAGATGTTGCTGTAGTATAATCACTAACTCTTGGTCTTAAATCTATGATATCGGTATTCAATACTCCATTATATGCTTTAACTTCAGTTGAGTAATTAAAGTCATTATAAGATTCTACAGTAACGATATCTCCATTATCAGAAGAATCAAAAGATGCACTCTTATAATAAATTTTTATCTTGTTCTTTGGTGAATTTGAATCAGATTTTCTTGTTAAAGATCCATGATTATACGTTGTACTTCTTTGTCCAGAAGAAAAAGTATAGTTTGATGCAATATTAAATGATGTTGTATTTAAAGTACTAATTATTCCTTCTACTAAAGATTCCTGGAATACTACAACTTCTCCTTCAATAAATTTAAAATTGTTTTTGGGAAGATACCTCAAATTACTAGAATTTTTAACCTCACCAAATACTGCAACTGCTCCGCTTGTTTGACCAACTAACAATTCACCAATGATCATGTCACCAGTGGTAGCAGTTGGTCCATTGAGTTGAGCTAAAATCATCTCGGGAGATCCGAAATTGACATCAGTTAAAGACACATCTGATGTTTCATATATTCCATGAATTTCAATAATATCTGGAGTGTTTAAAGAAATTACATTATCTTGAACTCTAGTGCCGAATGCATAGTCACCATAAGATAATCCATCATTAAGAGTTACTGATCCAATTCCAGATGCTGGATTTATAGATTTATCAACTACTAAAGTTTTAACTCTATTTTTAATTTTTTTCTTAGCTTTTATATTTGATTTCTTAACCGTAACAATGAGTTTCGCTCCTACATTATTACTTCCTAAATTTCTAATTTGAACTTCTCTAAGATTAGTTGAGAATTGAAATTTGTCCGCAGAAAGAGATTCCGTCACTCCATCTGATCTAATAAGAATATATCTTTCATCAGAATATGACAAATAAATCTCACCCTCTGGTAGAGTTACGGTTGTAAGACTTGTAGAATCTAATTGATTATTTGCAATAGTAACAGTAAAAGTTTTTCTTATGTTTATTTCAGCATCAGTCAAATTGACTGTAGCAATATTTTCTTTTGGTAGTTCCGTAAATAATGTATTATCAGAAGAAGAATCTAATTCAGTTGTAAGTAATTCTAAATCTGACGTTATAAAATTGGATGATGGAAGTTTTCCATTTACAACTCCAGTAACAGTAGTAACTCCTGTTACTGTGATATTAGATGATGTTACAGATACTACTTTAGCGGTGATTGGATCATCCGATATAGAAATATCAGAATATTGCAATAAACTATTTGCCTTTATATCTCCAGGAAATAGTTTATTAGAACTAGTTATGGTACTGATTCCATTACTATCAAATTTTGTGACTGATGCAACGCCTATAGTAGCAGAGGGTGTCTGTACTACGTTTGCACTAAAAGTATTAATTCCAACTATATTGTTACCATTAGGTCCATAACCGATTCCAGTATTTGAATATACTGATTTTACGTTTGAAATACCATATGATGTTATAGTCTTTGCTATTCTATTAATCGTAGTTGATTGTGTAGAAATTCCACTTCTAAAAACTAAAGTTTCATTTTTGATAAATTCTCCCTTTTTATCATAAACAGTCAAAGCTGTTCCTACAACAGGACTTCTTAGAAATGCAGTAGCCCCACTATTACTGCCTTCAACATATGAGGGTATTGTTAGACTTAAAGATTGATTGACTTCAATTTCAGTAAATGATTGTATGTCATACATTGACATACCCCACTCATTATCATCGGGTAATGCTGAATTATAAGACCCAGATTCTAATCTAAAGTCAAATACTCTAGCAAAACCAATTTCTTTTCCAGGTGCTGTTTCTGAACTTGAACCAATTCTCTCATTTCTCAAACTCAATATAAAGGTATTTCCTACTCCTACAGTTGGAGATCTATAAACACTATTTAATTTGAGAGTTGGTCCTGTATTATAATTTAAGAATTGATTTTCTATGGTTCTAGTAGTTCTTGGTTTTGGTATGTCAATAATAGTATTGCTAATTGTTTCAATTTCATAACCCTTTACATAGGCTTTTCCTGGAGAAATTCTGCATACCGCCAAATCTGCATTAGCAGCAGTTCCTCCTGCAGTAAATTGACCAGGTTCATATAAACCTTGATTTCCTAAATTATTATTTAATGAATTTACAATAGAAACATTAAATGGTTTTACAATATAATGACCACTCTCGTCAAAAGTTCTTCTTGCTAGAACATCAGTTAAATCGTCATAAAAAACCGCACCACTTCCTCTGGAAGCATTACCTCTTCTAGTTGCTGAGGTTTTTAAATTTCCATTTTCAATCGTTGCTAATTCTACAAAATTATCATCATTAAAATCATCAATAGATTTTTTAAATAAACTTACTGAAATTTTTAGTCTATCTGCTCCAGGAGCTCCATAATTATTAAATCCTTGAGAATTGTCATTAAGGGATTCATCTGCATTTGCATTTATAATCTCTTCGGATACAAACAGACCTACTCTATAACTGGGTTTATTTGTATATTGATCTAGTACTAACGATTCTTTATTTACATTTACAAAGTATCCACGTATAAAATATACTCCTTCTTCAATTTGAAATACTGACCCAGTTGCAGTTGCATTATTGGATAGTGTATTTGCAAAAGGTGTTCCTGAAGCAATAGTAGAATTTCCAAGCAATCCAGAACTAATAATCTGATTGCATGTTAAAGATTCTCCATCAGAAAAAGTTTGGGTAGTATTATCTAATCTAGATGATCCTGAATATGCAACATAAAGAGTTACAGAACCTCTTTCAGAATCTTGAGATGATAAAATAGTATCAACAACCGCAGTAACTCCGGAAGTTTGACCCGTAATTGTTGCTCCAACTAATTGATCTACATATGCCTCAACAGGAACACCTTGAAAATTATTTGCTAATTGAACCGCGTAATATAGTTGAGAATATCCAATATTACCAGGAATTACTTTTGCACCTTCTCTAAAGAAGTGTTGTCCAAATTTTTCTACTTGATTCTGTAGAATTGACTGTAGAGTACTTAGTTCTCTTGCCTGAACAGGATATCCAGGTTTAAAAAGTACTTTTTGATAATCATTTGTAGGATCAAAATCGTCAAAGTAGGGAGCTACATTGAGGTTCGTTTGTTGTGGCATAATTCTTTAGAACTGCAAGATAACTTTTATGTCTTCTTTTTGATTTGACGATCTTGTTATAGATGGTCTATTATCTACGTATATAATGTTTCCAGAATGTTGTTTTACTTCAGGAGAAGCAACACCGCTACTAAAATCCATTCCAAGATAATATATACGATTATTTATCGTGGTTTTGTTATCACTAAAAGTGCTATCAATATTCAATATTAATCCTGTACTTGGAGTAATTTCAAGAGTTCCATCTCCAGATGGAGTTCCTGTAAAATTATTAAGTGAATATCCATATGTTGGATTTATTTGACCAATCCCTGCTGTTGTAAATCCTGCAACAGATCTATCCTGCCACAATTTTAAAACTCCCGTATTTGAATCATAATTAACAACTTTACCCACAGCAGTCTGTCCAGTACCTACTGCTTGTGTAACAAAAGAATCTGCAGTGAAAGTTGCTGAACTGTAACCAACTCCAGTAAGTTTTAATGCAGTTACTGCACTTGCTTTATCAACAGTTAAAACAGATCCTCCTGCCGGAGAATTTGGATTTTCCACAATTCCAATTCTTGAAAATTGATTACCAGTTATAAAGTCTGGATTCTCATTATCATTCTCAATTCTAGAATATAGCAGCACACTATAGGCACCAAGTTCCCTATAAATGTCTGCACCATGCCCACCTTGTGGAGTTATAATAACATCAAAATCTGGTCTAGTTGTTCCAACTGGAACTCCACCAGATACAAAATCAACTGTTCCAAAAGTATATCCAGAACCCTGAGAAGATATATTAATAGTATCAACTTTTGAATCACCATCAATAGTAATAGTGCATTCTGCACCAGATCCATCTCCTTGAATAGGAACTCTGGTATATGTGTTATTTGCTGTTCCTAATCCAACTCCACGATTTTTTATTGTTGCAATTTTAATAGATCCATCTACAGCATTTTCTCTAACCAAAGAAGTATCGTTACTAGTGCTCCAATTATTAGGAACTGGTAAAAATTGTGTGGAGTCAAATTTAACAATGTCCGCTGGTCTAATGGTGTATAGATATTTCCAAATATATCCATCACCACTAGTTCCAGCTGATTTTGGTTCTAAATCAACAAATGTTGGTTCATCTAAAGAAGGTCTACCAAGTGTATTTTCTGGATTAGTTCCATTTTGAAGGCAGATGTAAACTCTATAATCACTATTTAAAACATAAAAATTTGAGTTATATAAGTTAGTCGATCCAGAAACAGATGCAATGTTAATTCTACTATAGTCATGGCGATACATATCATAAGTAGTTCCTGAAGACCAAATTCTTTTGGGAACAACTTGTCTGACATCAGTAACATTAATTTTTTTAAGAGCGATCATTGAGTTCCAATAATCATTCTCCTGATCAAAATTATCTTTTGGTGCGGGTGGAGAATCATTCCAGGTAGCAGAATAATCAGTTGGATTTGGAAGACCAACAAAAGAATAATAGGAATTACTTGCATTAGCAATTCCTGCAACAAAATTCTTTGCGTTTAATATTCTAACTTGATCAGTTATAATGGCAGCCATTTTTGACAGACTTTTTTGTTATTTATTACAGATAATTATGTGAATTTTTTAAACCTTATATACTTGGTTCTATAAAGTTTAGAAGAGGTTGATATTCCAGTCAATTCATTTGTTCCTATTCCAGACATTGTATGTGCTGGATAAGAAAGTTCTTTAGTTCTTCCAGTTAAGATGACCTTACCCCAAGAATATTCACCAAGGAATGCCGCAGTTGATAAACCAGAAATTCCACTAGGATTGATATTAGTATTCACACTCACTTTAACAACTGTTGTACTAATACCAGCAACAATTTGAGTCGTTAATCCGACAGAATTGACAATATACACATTATCAATAAATTCGGATCCAATTCCAATAATTGTAGAATTGTCAGTTCCAAAGGATGTTACACTTGTAGTTGCTGATCCCAAATTAGAATTTCTTACGATAAAGTAATCTCCTGTAGATATTTCACTTAGAGTTACTGCAGTTCCAACCAAATCAGTATTCCTCATATCAGAACTAAAGGGAATGTGGAGATGGAACATCATTCCGGTTGAACCAACTCCAACAGATGTTGTTCCAAGACCAACAATTACTCCAGAATCTCCAAAATATTGAGAATTTAATACATCACAAGTTTCGGTTTGTTTTGCTGGAGGACCGATAAGAACTAACGGTGGGTTAGTTTGAGTGTATCCAGCACCAGGATTAGTGATAGTAATTCCAGTGACAACTCCATTAGTGATTGTTGATGTTGCTGTTGCTGTAGTGGACCCTATACCAACACTAACATCAGGTGCTGTAGAATAACCTACTCCACCGTTAGAAATAGATATTGACGCAATTGTACCTGCAGTTGATACAACAGCAGTTGTAGAAGCATCTACAGTGTTCTCAGAGGACAGCAATGTAATCTGCTTTCTATATGTTTCTCTGACATTAGAATTTGCATTTTCATTATTGAGATCAAATAGGGGTCTTAGTCTATCAACATATATTACGGTTGATCCGATACCAACAGAGTTAATAATATTTGCTGTTGGATTGATAACTGGTTCATAGATTTCTCTATCCTTACCAACTTCTTGTCCATTGATAATCTTATCTTCAGTTTGTCTGCACCAAGTAATAGGTCTTTCTAGAGTAGTATCTCTAGTTGTTCCTGGTCCAAAATATGGAAGAGTTTTAGAAGAGTTAACACTTGAAATAGTGCTTATTGTTCTATGATTCTCTTGTAAATATGATTTTTGATTTTTATCTGGATTATAATTTAACTGAACAGAATCTCCATATTTTATTGTTTCAATAACTTCTCTATCAATAATATCCAAGTCATCTCCACTTCCTTTATAGAAATTAATTTTAAGTATATCACCAACCTTTAAAGGTTCTGTAAATGTTATTTGAGTTCCACCATTAAAAGTGTAAGATGATCCGGGAATTTGAAGTATTCCATTAATAAAAATTAGAAGTAATTGATCAAGTTCAATCTTAGAACCTTTACCCTTAAGAATAGATATCGGAGTTCCAGATCTCAATAATGGGAAGTCGATTCTAGTTCCATCAATATAATTTGATACATCATCAAAAGTTTCTATAACACCTAAAGACCAACCAGTAAATTCATCATTAATAACTTTTTGAATGGTTAATTCAAATTGATTTGATGATACAAAAGAAGACGATGTTGGAATTCCTGTAGATCCCCCAACAGGTATTGTTAATATATCACCGTTACCATACCCATACCCAGTATTTCTTATTTCAAAATCAATTACACTAGATCCTTGTCCAACAACAATGTCAATAGTTGCAGCACTTCCTATTCCAGATGAACCAGAGGTGTGAGTTAGAGCGATTCCTGAATATGAGAGAGGATCATCAATTACAATTTCAAGTGGTTTATTGACTTTTCCACATCTTGCATAGAAGTGTTCTCTAGTAGAAATTCCTGTGTTTATTTCAAAAGATGTAGAATCAATAACTCTTAAAACATTAGATCCATCTACTGCTGGATCATGACCACTAGCTGAGTTGTTATTAACTCTTGGAGCAATAATAGCAGGTTGTGCCACTCCACCGCTTTGATAGAATGTTGGAACAGTAGAAACTCCAACGTTTGTCACAAATTGGGTTGAACTATTAACTGCAGTTACTTTAGAACCACAGTATGCAGGATCAGTTGTTCTTGGATAAACGTGAGTAGAAGATCCACCATCTAAACCACATGTAAATGCCAATCCAGTAAGAATAACATCACTCTTTTGTCCCGTAGTAGACAGATTATGTGCAGCAGACGTTGTAACTGTCATAATACCAGTTACGTTATCATAAATTGCAGTTGAAACGCCGACTGGACCAGAACCAGTATAATTACATGTAAATGCAATTCCAGAAACAATAATTTCTTCACCAATCGACAATCCATGAGTAGTTGATGTTATAACTGTAGTCAATCCAGTTACTGAACTATAATTAACATTTGATATATCTCTTGGAGCATAGAAAACTTGAGGATTTGTTACTGCTACTCCAATAACATGTCCACCTGAAACAGTTGCTATCCCAATTGAAGTTATTGTTGAGTTGATTATATTCGGTAGTCTTACACCAACAGATACACTCGTCTGAATTCCAGATCTATATCCAGATCCACTGTTACCAATAGATACTGATGTAATAATTCCTGCAGTAGTGACTACTGCAGTTCCTCCTGCACATATCAAAGGTTGATAACCAAGTCCTGCTTTTGATCCAACAGAAACAATTATTCCACCCTTAGGGAAATTGCTAATACCAACATCAGAAGTTATATTTCTTTCAGAACCAACGAAAGAAATTGAGGTTATTCCTACATTTTCGGATAATTCATAATTATTTAAATTTCCAGGAGTTTGGAATATATCATTAATTAGTATGATTGCCCCTTCATTATAAATTCCAGTTACATCAGAACCTCCAGATTTCAGAGTGAATTCATTTTTTAAACCATTAAATCTGTCTGATATATCATCAAATATATAATTTTTATAATAAGTATCATTAGTGGTGTTATTTGCAGCATTTCTTTGGAAAGTTCTTCCTTGGAAAGTTGAACTTGTAGTTATTCCAATAAAATCTCTTTCATCTGGTTGATTTGTAGAAGTTCCAATTGGAGTGTTTCCAAATGGTGCTTCACTAAAGTTGAGAGCATTGCGTACAATATTATAATTTCCAACAATTTTTGTTATCAGATCTCCAGTCGCAAGTCCAGAAAGAATGTTAGTCCCTAACCATCCTCTACGAACTTTAATTGTATTAGTACTACCAATACCTACACCCTCAATCTTCATAATCTCATCACCAATTTTAATTAAATCTCCACCAAAGAATGAATTTATTCCGGTAAATTTTACATTTTCGTCAGTAGTAACTACTTGATCTGCCAAAGTAGATGTGACGGCAGTAGAAACAATTGGAGATTGTATTAAGTTATCAATCGCAACTAATACTTTTGGATTTTGATTTGTAGATGTAAATCTATGTTCAGCACCAACACCAACAGATGTAAGATTAAGAACTTTTGGAATTGATTTTAATGCATCTTCCGCACTTCTAGATAGATTAATATCATTATCACTAACTTTAACTACAAATAATCCAGTCTGCGGTAATAATGTTGTTGTAATCCCAGTAGAAGGGAACGTTGTTTGGGCAATACCAATAGATTGAGTAATTCCAATACCAGGGCAAGTATATTCAATTTTTTCTCCCGTCACATAGAAGTGATTTGGAATTGTAATAGTATTACTAGTTACGTTAACTATGTTGGAATCATTTCCAACAAAATTCCTCTCAAATATTTTATCATTCTTATGTGTTAATTCAAAAGACCTTTTAATATCTCTATCAGTACCAGTATAAGAACCATATCCTGTTTCTATAGTTCCATTATTTAAACTTAGAATATCTTTTGAATCATCTTCAATTGTAATAGCGTTCATATAAACATGAACTGTGGCATTTATTCCGGATATTGGAGTAAATAATACTTGAGTTGTTGCTGCAAGACCAACAGAGTCTGTTATTACCTTACATCCAAAAGTACCAAGACCAGAGTGTGTGCGAATATTAGCAAACTCCGTGTCAAATGTATCAGAAACTGTTTCGCCCTCAATATGATCATCAACGATAATATACTCTAAGAACTCATAATGATTATTTGTTGTATCATGCACTTGAATCATACAATATGCGGAGTCGTACTTATCAACTTGTGTTCCAGATTGACTTGGGTATTCGGATATTACATTTTCAGTTGGAGATCCTGAAGATGCAATATTTGTTGTGCTAGATTGTAATCTAGCATG